GAGAGATTAGATAAGGAATTTGGAGAAAAGCATGACTTTCAAACATCTGTTCGTGGTATTAAGGTTCGTGGTGTTTTCCCGACACAACAAGAAGCCGAATTAAGATGTAAAATGCTAAGACAAGTTGACCCAAATCATGATATATATGTTGGTCCAGTTGGTACATGGATTCCGTTCCATCCTGAAGCATATAAGACCGGTAAGGTTGAGTATATGGAAGAAACATTGAATGAATTAATGAGTGAGAAAAAGAAGAACGAAGAGAAGGCTAAGGACGAGTTCGATGCTCGCGTCAAAGAGACAAAGTTAAAGGCTATGGAGGATAATAAGAAAAAGGCCGAAGAGTCTGGTAATAAATTAACTCAAACTGTGAACAAGGAAGGCAATTTAGTGTCTGTTGCTAATATGAACACACAGGAAAGTAATATGGGTGAAAATGCTACATTAGAAGATGTCAAGAATGAATTGTTCGAAGGTGAAAACATCGTAACAAGTGATAATACAGATCATGGTTTATCTGAATTAAAGTCATCCGGGATAGATGTTGTAGATGTTAAGGTAGAAAGCGCATAAATACTAATTACACAATGAATACAATTTTTATTAACTGGTAAATTACAATGAAATAATAAATAATATAAAAATATATTATTTATTACAATAATGATGTATAATGATATATACGACTTACATATTACTCCACTATATGGACCAATTAGAAATACACAAGAGGATGAGTTATTAATAAACAAAACCATTTTACCTCATAATTATACTATAAATGAACGTGTTGATATGACAGATATTAATACATATAGTATAGATCCTGATGGATGTGAGGATGCCGATGATGCTTTTAGTGTATATGAAAAAGAAGAAGAACTATTTTTAGCCATTCATATTGCAGATCCTACTGAACATATTAATATAAACTCTTCATTATGGAATAGTATTGAGCAACGAATAGTTACCAAATATCCATCCAACAAATCACCTATTCATATGATGCCACGCGATATTGTAGAAAAATCTAGTTTAATGGTAAATAAATATGGAAATATAAAATTGGCCATAACCATATTAACAAAAATAAATAAGAGAAATTATCAACCTCAAGGAAAGATTAAATTATTATTTACAAAGATACGGGTTAAATGCGAAAACGCATTAAGTTATGAAAATGCCGCAAATTTATTTTATTCAAATGATATAATCTACACTGCTAGTCGAATTAGCGAGGTTCTAAAAGAAATAAGAGGAGGGAAAACAAAAGGTGTTGTATTAAATGAAGTTTGTCATTCATATGTAAAATTTCATACTAATAAACCTTATTTATATGAAGATACAAGTGGCGAAAGACTGATGAAACAAATGATTGCGGAATTTGCTATTTTTGCGAATTCATTTATAGGCGAATATTTAAAAATTAATTTCGAAGGTGTTGGGTTATACCGAATATGTAGTGCTAAAGATTGGCTAGATACTGTTTATACTGGTATAAGCGGGCAAGAATTATTGAATGAAATAATAGTGAATGGAATTAAAGCCGAATATATGTCTACTGTTAAATCCCACGACTTGGTGGGTGCTCCAGAATATTGTCATTTTACATCTCCGATTAGACGATTGTCGGATTGTATTTGCCATTACTTATTAAAATATATTCATTTAAAACAAACGAATCCATCGTTACTGGTTCCTTTTACAAACCAACAACTTGTAAAATATTCGTCTAATTGTGTTAAAATAACAAAATCCATAAAAAATATTCAATATAAAGATACAAAATTCCGCTTAATACAAACAATGGATCAATTATTAATTGAGAGAGGGGTAATTAATATAACCTATTATATCAGCAGTTACACAGGAATATTCTTAAATATTATAATTAGTAGTATCGAATCTCATACCATTTATTTATCATATACATTACGGGTTCCAAATTTACAAACACATTATACAATTAAACAACAATCTAATTTATTAATATCCAATGTAAAATGCTTGGGTAAATTTGACGAAGGAAGTATACCTGAATTAGATGCATTGTATATCAATTCCTAGTGAAGAAGAATATTTAACATAATAACATAATAATACGATAATAACATAATAATACGATAATAACATAATAATACGATAATAACATAATAATACGATAATAACATAATAATACGATAATAATAATGATAATAAATTTCTCTATACTAAAAATATATTTATAATGGATCATCCCAGTTATTTAAATCATCATCCGGTAATGCAATCGAGCTTTTAAAATCAATTGGAATATTTGAGTCTTTAAATTCTTGTTCCAATTGCCAGTCATCGCGAATCGTTTCAAATAATTTGCGACGATTATTGTGAATTAATTTCTTATTTTTAATGTTGTATTCATTTCGACTCTTGGAATCCATAATGATTTCGAACTCAGTACACAATGCTTGTTTCGTTTCAATCAACGTCAAATATTCTTCATCCATAACTGTGACAATATTTTCGTTCCATTCTTCCAACTTTGCTTGACAATCTTGATGTTCCCATAATGTGTCATTTAACCATGGTCCTAATACATCCATTCGGTATTCTAATTTGTTATGCAAATTTGAGTATTTCTCTCTAAGGTTGTGAATTCGCTCTTTGCTTTCGTCGAATTTAAAATATTTGGAAATAGATAAAATTAAACTAATATAGGTAGAAATTGTAACACCAGAAATCGATACTGCTGTAGTAGGTGTATCAAAGTATGTTTTGGTTGATTCCATAAAACCAGAAATTGTCGATAAAAAAATAACAGATATTTGAATATAATTAATAGAATTATTCAATGTGTCGTATTTTAAATCCAACAATCGTTTACTTTCCTTGCATTCTTTTAAAATATACAAGTTATTTTTAACCATAGCATCTATCTGATTTTTAAAAATAATAAATTCGGTTTGTTTCTTGAAATCCATATCTTGGTCTTTTGTAATATTGTTACTATGAGAAATATGCTTATTCGCTGTTTTTTGAGGTAATGGTATATTATCAACATTGGTTGTAATATTATTACCATTATCATTTGCTGTTTTAAAGGTATCTGTAGTAAAACTAATATTGGGTACCTCTTTTGATGTTGTTTTCTTGCTATCCATTAATTATATATAATAAGAATACAGAAAAAATAATTCTTATTCTAAAACTTTAACACAAGATAAATAATATTTATTATTTTCATTAATAATTTTACTAATAAATATTATTTTACCATTTACTTTTCTTCACATTTATTTTTGGTCCGGCACCTTTCTTTTGAACACTACTTGGATCATACATTTCATCTTCATCGTCACTATCCAAATTTTTTGATAATTCCCAAAATTCTTTAGACCCTAACCGGAAATCTTTATGATTTTGCGCTTTGTACCAAAATATTTGATCTTGTAATTTATTTGATTTGGCATTGTTATTTATAACTAAACATTCAAAATTCTCAGTACATTGATCCATAACTTGACAAAACGATTCAAATGTCGGGAACATACCAGCATAGTTTTCCCAAATGCGTTTACGGTTTGCAATATAAGGTTCCCTCAAAATAAATACATAATCTATATTTGTTCTTAAATTTGGCGGTATACCAAGCGGATATTGCATCGTAATAATTAACATAATTTTCCAATGCCTACCATTCATAAAAAGCAGTCGCATCATTTTATCCTTTGTCCATTTATTATCATATAAACAATCATCCAAAATAACAAACGCCCTCGGATCTATATTCGTCCGTTTATACGCTTCCATTTCTTTTTGTACTTGTTTTAACACCGTTTTCTGCCGCTTCAATATATTTTCTATAATAGCCGTATTGTATTCGTCGTGAATAAATAATTTTGGAACATGGGCCGCAAAAAATCCATTACCTGCTTCTGTACCAGATATAACTGTCCCAATGGGAATGTCTTGATGATGATATAATAAATCTCTCACTAAAAAACTTTTTCCAGTGTCTCTTCGACCAATCAAAACAACAACTGGACCTTTATTTTCATCTGGACGGAAACTAATATTTTTCATATCAAATTTTTTTAAATCTAATGTCATAAGTAATGTCTAAATAGAAAAAAAAAGAGAATACAATACGAAATTAGTTTAAATGATTCTTTATTTTACTTTATCCATAATAAAGATAAAGAATGGCCTTTTCCCTGTATTATCGAAAAACAAACAATGATGAATTATTTCAAGCTTTAGAGAAATCGGACTTTGAAATCCGCAATTCGCAAAATTATGTACCTATTTATGACAACTTCTTTTCCTTAAATTCAACAAATTATAATACTATTAATTTAAATCAAAAATATTGTTTACATTCTATAAAACAAATACAGGACCGCAACTCTCTAGTTGCTGAAGTAATTGACCAGTCAAACAACAATATTGAAAAACAGGCCTTTTGTAAATTCTCTCCTCTACTCGATCCATTAAAAGTATTAACTGGAAAATATGATTCTTCTAGTAACGATATAACTAAATTGCCGAAATACGATGACAAATCTAATGGCTGTTTTCCTAAATTACTTGACAAAAATAACAGTGCTTATGTAGATTCTTTTTTTACTTATCTGTCTAGTCAATTATTACATCATTATGATTGTAAAAATTCCATTGACTATTATGGTTCATATCTTGGCATCCAGGCCAAGTTCAACTATAATATGGTAGATGACATTGACTATTTAAATGAAAACGAGTTTTTTCATAAAAACAATGAATTCTTATATAATATTGAAAATAGCGAACATAGAGAGTTATTTAATATTGATTCACGAAGTAACAAAAAGAAATTAGCCATTGCAGAAAAAATAGATTCGATTGAATTAGATACATTAGATATTGACGATACGATACTCAGTTTCGGTAACATACAACAACTTAATAATTTAACTGATTTAAGTAACACATGTATTTATAATACACCTGTATCTCCTACATCGAAATCTTCTACAAAATCTTCCACTTCTTCATGTAGTTCTAAGTCATCAAATACTTCAATTGATAGTCACGAAGATAATGACAATGAATCTAGTTCAGGTAATGACTCTGAATGTGATTCTAACATGGATAGCGACGACGATGACTCTGAAGAATCTGAGGAAGAGGAAGATGTGTTTTGTTCCATCTTTGATTTCCCAGTTCAAATGATTTGTATGGAAAAATGTACCAATACATTGGATTATCTAATGGAGAATGAATTATTAAATACAAGTGAATGGACATCGTGCTTGTTTCAGGTAATCATAACATTAGCTATGTATCAAAAAACATTTTCATTTACCCACAATGACTTGCATACAAACAACATCATGTATGTAGAAACCGACAAACAATATATTAACTATTGTTTTGATGGTATTTACTACAAGGTTCCTACTTATGGAAAAATATATAAAATCATCGATTTTGGAAGGTCTATTTATAAGTTCAAGGGTAAGACCATGTGTAGCGATAGTTTTCATCCAAAAGGTGACGCTGGATCTCAATACAACTGTGAACCTTATTTTAATGAAAATAAACCAAGATTAGAGCCAAACTATAGTTTCGATTTGTGTCGACTAGCATGTTGTCTATTTGATAATTTTGTAGATGATATGGATGAGTTAGGAGACTTGACTAAAAAGAACAAATTAATTGG